ATACCAGCAACAGCGTAGTCATCGTTGGCGTAGTCAGTGCCGATATTGAATGTATAATCGCCAGTCCCATTGTCCACTGCCGAATCGACATTGAGATCGTCTAAAATGGCAATTGTCCCTGAACCATCTAGGCACACCCACATCTGGATCAGGAGACCAGCCATCAGTTACCAACCGCAAAGGCTGAGGCGTAGTCCACGTCCTCCTCTACCGCCCCAACACCAGTCACAACTCGTGCAGAGCCAGCAAGGAAAGTAGCGCCGCTGAATAGGTATACAAAGTGCTCGTCGTTTCCACCGATTGCTCCAAGGCAACCGCCCATCATAGCGTAGGTCGCGCCACTGAAATCCACTGTCCAATTGATTGTCGTATCGCCGACAGCGTTGTCCACAAGACTGTCTACGTTCTCACTATCAAGGAGCGTGAGTGTTCCTGTCTCGTCATAGACAGCCCAGCTGCCAAGACTCGGAGCGCCACCTCCACCGCCTTTACCTCCACCGCCTTTGCCATGACCTCCACCTTTGTCACCCTTGTCTTTGCCATGACCACCTGGAGGCAGCTTTCCGAAAGCGAAAAGCTTTCTCCAGGTATAGGTGATAGGTTGTGCCATACTCACAGTATATTACGGTCTCGAAAGACTTCCCTACGAGGACGACTAACTGGAGTAAGTGATACTACCTCGACACTTTCGGCTAGTCCCCAGAGGCTCTGATCACCAATGCTTGACCAGGATAGGTTGGTAGGACTATTTTGGTTCTTATCATTAGCAATAATCTGAACAGCTAGTTCTTTTGCCTCCTGCTCACCTACTGCTTCCAAATATAAGATAGCAACGTCTGGATTAGACTCAGGAGCAGTTCGGCGAAGTACTGTTTCATAGATCATGGTGCCCATCCTCTAGGGAGTTCGGCGATACATAGGTTCCAGAACCAAGTGGGTCCAGTTGTGCCAGCAGCAGAGTAGATCAGGAAGGAGGCAGGACCAGCTAAGATATTTGGAACTACCGGAGTCCATAGCGGCCCTGGTAGGATACCCTCAGCAGGAGAGACGTCTGGTGCAATATCGGCTCTGAATACAGTCATACCGAACCCAGCAACAGCCGTAGGGTTCGAGAAACACCGGCAGATAGGATTACCCTGGACACTGGTAAGTACATTTAGACCTTTCTCGGAAGTACCACCAGAAGCATATCTCTTTATGCCTTGATACTCAAACAGTAGCTCAATGTCCCCACCGGCTACAGTACCTGTCTGGCTCATATCCATAAAGAGAGGGATTGCTACCACTTCGGCTGGTACATCCAGAAGCCAGGTCGGAGTCGTATTGGCAAAAGATGTCTGACCTGTTACAGTATCGTTCTGGTCTCCATCACCAAATACCCAGAGTCTTCCAGCTAAGGCAAGTGACAGTATGTAGTCAGCAGTGAATGGAACTGCATCACGTGTCGATCTCGCCCTATCGAATGGTGCACCTTCCAGGCCAAGGTTCAGGTCACTAATTCTACGCTCATACTGAGACGCAATCTGGACCATATTCCCAACCTCCTTAGAGTTTAGGTCGGTTAGGTTAGGTTGATGTATTCAGATGCAAGTGCTTCTACCCAATGCCCCTGGATAAAGCCACCGAGGGTAGCCACTGTGCCACCGTAGTAGACCAAGAGAGTAGCTGGACCGACAATAATCGGTGGGTGCTTCGGCTCATATAGGAGACTCGTTACCTTCAGGTGCGAGTCAACAGGGGTAGATGCCAACAGAATATCTACTGTCTGCACGAAACGAGCTAGTTCCATGTCGAGGACTGGATCGGCTGCAGCAGCACCAGTTGGTGTGGTAGTCATGTCGGCGGTGAAGGCCGAACCAACACGGCAGCGGGAGCCACCACCCATGTCAGAGCGAAGTCCTGTGGCGGTTTCAGCTGTGGAAGTGCCATCACCTGACCATACACCCAGGCGGTCTACCGCGATGAGGATTTCGTTCTCGTCGTTGTCAGCAGCGATGAGACCTACCTGAACCTGCACATTGAAGTACACAGGGCGGATTGCTACACCACTAGGGATACCGATAGCGAGTTCTGGCTGGTCTAGGTCAAGTATTGTGCCTGCGCCACCACCAACTATGCCAGTGGAGAACGCACCTACTGTGACCTGGAAGCCCAGCCCTCTGGATATTGCAGCATCTACATCATCCAGGGTAAATAGAGAACCTTGCTGGTTCCCACCAGCACGCTTCGAGCCATGACCTGGAACTAGGATTGAGAGATCAACTACTGGCATTAGAGATTACTCCTGTTACTACTGTTACTAGTTTACTCCACGTTGGATCATAAACAGAGTAGGCAGCCGATTAGGTTAGTCCATAGGCTCCTCAATATCAGCAGCTATACCAGTAAGAATGAGAGCATGGCGGAGCAGGCGTATCTCAGTAATAAGATCATTTAGGCATAATACAACATTACCGAGAGTTGCTGAACTGTCTCCGCCTATACCACTACTGCCACCAAAGACATCTGAGCCATCATCATTGCTAATCGCTACAGTAGTAAGACGAGGATATGCACTCTCACGGAATTTACCTCGCTCACGGTCGCCACCAGAGCCAGGAAAGTCTGAACCAAGACCCGTGGTATCAGGATGAGTCGGAATACCCTCTAGGCCGATCAGGCGTCGCCAGTTTAGCGCCATTAGGTTGCGTTCTCCTCAGCTCCGATAGCGATCATGTGGACATTGATAGTTTTGCTGGTAGTGTTGCGAGTACGGAACAGGAGATGTGGACGAACCAGGACTGCTGTGTCAGGACCTGACAGGACCGAGTAGATAGTATTATTGGCCAGGGCACGACCGTCCCAATGAGCCACAAATGTCTGGCCAATGCGAACACCAACGAGGGTATACTGGATAGCTGAAGCGGTGGGAGTGAATGTACCCATGTTGGTTTTGAGAATAGTAGTGCTAGTTCCTACACCCCAGGCGGCAGCAGTAGTAAGGGTCTGGTCGGTATCCATATGGATACCACCACCGTCGGTAATGCCGTTTCCTGAGGCGGGAGTGTCGATGTCGGTAATTCCTGGGAGTGCCTCATCAGTCCTAGCATCAGTGAAGCTAATCTCGAAGCTGAACCCTGTGACTGCTGCTGGAGCACGCCAACGGACGAGCATCCAAGGGTTATCGGCTGGGTCAAAGATCACGTTGTCAAGGTGGAGAGCAATAGCCCCATCGTCAGTAGTTCCAGTAAGACCCTGCAGTGCACCATTACGCTGGGCATTATAGGCAAAGGCAGTGGGAGCACCACCAGCAGTGACTGCTGTCGCCCAACGTGCTTCGATGGCATCCTCGTCGAAGTGCCAGACTCTAAAGTAGTAGTCTGAGAATAGCAGTGGATAAGCGGCAACCACTTTGACGGGGTCTGAGCCCTGGAATAGACGTGACAGCATAGCCATGCTGCCTGGGATAGACTGGATGAACAATGGGCTTGGATCGGGCATGTGTGTTCCTTTCCGCGCACTCGCGGTAAGTCAGTATTATAACCCCTGACCTGGGTACTAGCGGAACCTGTCTAAAGCAGCTACACTGGCTTCATTGGTAGCTACTGTTGGCGCTTGATCTGGGGCTGGGTCAACTATCGTGCCGGGAGGAGCGTCATCGGGGAGTTTGTCCTCCTCGCCAGAGCCCTCCTCAACTGTCTGTTCGTCCTCAGGCTTATCCTCAGGTTCATCTAGAGTAGCCATGACTGTTGGTAATATCCTAGCAAGCATGCTGTTCTGGTTCTCGATCATGGTGGTGAAGCTGGCCAGGAGGAGCGCGATAGTTGAGCTGTCAGTGGGCTGGCCTGAGGCTCGTTCTATAGTATCGTTGATGATCTTCTGCGACTCGCGCAGAGTCTCTAGTTGCATCTGGTCGGAGTGCATCAGCCGCTTGTGCAGATCCAGGATATGACGGTAGTTGAAGGGCTCACGACGAGAGCAGAGGGTACAGGGGAAGGTATACTCACTAGCCTCTGTGCCCACTAACTGTGGGAAGGCAGGTCTACCCTGGTAAGAGCGTACCATACCATTGCGAACCAGGAATATCCTGGACTTACGCCAAGACCCATCAGGGTTGTACTGGAATTGCTCGAAATAGCACTCACGATGCCAATTATGAGCGATAACCTGGTCAAGAGGAAATAGCTTTGCGCCACCTAGTTCGAGTATCCTGTCCCACGATCTTTGCCAGGGTTGCCACTGGGGGACAATCTTTCCCAGAGTATTAGTCTTGAACGGTGGCATGTAGTGGAACTTACCGAACTCCAGTATCGGCGTCATACCCTTCTCGGTCATGTTCGCGATGGCCCACCTCTCTGCGCTGGCTACGGTGAGCCAGTTGTCGGCAGGGCCATCGGGTGGTTTGTGTGATCTGCGCCAGTAGGCATGACCAAAGCGGAGTTCTTTGGCTTCCCCTCCCTCGTCCAGGAACTCAGTGTCATCCTCAGCACTGAGCAACTCAGGTGGGATACCGCCTATCAAGGCAACTTCTTCTGTCAGTGCCATTATTCTGGCTCCTTATAGTTAGGATGGTCCTTCCAGGCTAGCGGATAGTCTGGCTTCTCGGCGCGTACCAAAGGGACGCGGTAGACTGCGGTAAAGTACCATCGAGAGAGGGACTGCTGAACTGGTCGATAGCTGACCTTGCCATCATGCTCGACCTGTTCGTAGTGTACCTGCCCATCTTCCTGGTCAGTGATGACACTGGAGGGACCACGTACATAGAAACCCTTCTCTATGAGTAGTTTAGTCCCATCACTCTTACGCATTACGAAGGCAGTGCCCTGGAAGTGTATCCCCTCGTTCTCTAGCTGTTCTACAATCTTGGTTTTGGCTTGGTTGAGCTGATCCTGGAACCCGAGGTCGCGGAAGTCCCAGTCGCTGGGGTAGTCCACGAATGAGGTGATGAGTTCCAGGCCATACTGAGTGTCCTCAGCCACAAGGATAAGAGGGCCGGGAGTGCCCAGACTGGATGGTGTAGGCATGGGACGGTTACGCGGGTTTGGCATCTACCTCTACCTTTACTGGTTCGTCGTCAGGGAAATCCACAGGAATCTCTATAGGTCCTCCGTGAGGCCAGCCATAGAGAGCCACTCCTGGATGGAGCCTGTGGTCTACTGGAGCGCAGTCGCTACAATAGGTAGCTGGAAGCCCCTCTCCACGAGGAGTAGAGAGGAGTCCCCAAACTTCCTTGGTGAACTGACGAGGGTAGTCCACCAGGCGAGCTACTGTCTCATACTCCAGTGTCTTAGTTATAGCTAGCCGAGAGCAGCACTCGCAGGTAGTGGTTATGGTGATAGTAACAGACATCTTACCCTCTATTGAAGAGTCCGTAAAAGTGTTCCCCACGTATCGACTGCAGTACCGCCACCAGCCGTCTCGGGCGGGCGGTTGATCTCCGCACTGCCGTAGAGTTGGTGCATAACTACCTGCCACTCAATCACTTCGGGATTGTGTAGGAGTACAGGAGTAGGTGTGATTTGGACAATGAGTGCGTTCTGATCCTGATGGTACATAGCTGCGTCAGCCTGACCAGCAGCAGCCGCTCTCAGTAGGTTGGTCTCTATAAGCGCTGCACCATAGATGCGACGGAGGGGAACGCCTGCCTTGATCCACTCAGTAGAGCCGCCATACATCTGGTTGCGGTAAGCATCGACCTTCTGAAGACCAACTACACCACCGGGAGACATGGGTAGGTAGCGTGGAGAATCAGGAGCGCTGGCCTGCTGGAGGAGCTTGTATGCTTCACTGAGGTTGTCGTCAGTAAGCTCAGCACCCAACGTTCCTACTACCTGGGAGTAGTTCTGGAACAAGGCAGCAATATTGGTATCCATCCCTCTGGCTAGGACATAGCCCATGTTCTCAGTGTATGCAGAGCGGACTGCGTACTTGCTTTGTACTTCGCCACGATCATCTACACGGATAGCCACGTACTGGTGCGTAGTGACGGTGATCTGCTGTACGCCTTCAGTAATAGCCTCGAAGGTGACTACAGTGTCCTCGGACTTTGTGCCAATAGTCAGGTTGCTGCGGCGAGGGATATTGAGAGTATCGCCGAATTTGAGCATACGCTCATAGCGACGACTGGCGGTATCTGCTATTCGAGTTGCGTGCTGGATTGCGCCGAGTGTTTCATCGGACCAGAGTTCGGGTATCCAGTTGGCGAGTTCTGTTACACTGATGCCTGTGACGGCCATCTGTTTGTTCCTCCGGGTTTGGTGGGTATAAACGAGTAACCACAGGCAGCCTGACCTGCCTCATCGAGCGTCTGGAGTTCCCAGGGCTGTGACGGCCACTCAGCACAAATGTCGGGCCTCTCAGGAGTCCCGTACACTCCGCATGAACCATCGTCCTGGAGGAACTTACAGCGCAGGCTGAGGAGAATCAGTGCCTGCTTCCCACCGAAAACCTGGGGGACTACCCGACCAGCGGGGTCAAGGAGTACGCCGTCCTTCGGGGCCGATACAACTAACGTGGTGGTACTGGTTGGTGAGCCATCGGAGAGGGTGTCACCTTCCCAGTATGAGTCGATATTGTGGTAGGACAGCCACTTGCGATAATCGGACCAGTTCTGTGCTATTACCCGCTCATATGGGATGTTCTTGAGCGGGAGGCGGCTGATCAACTGGCTACCCATGACCTGCGTGTAAGGCGTCCAGGGTAGGCCAATAAGAGAACAGCAGTGCTGTCCACAACCGAGGCAGGAACCAATACGAATGGACAAGTGGCTTATCTCACTTGATCTAGGCGTTGAAGGCCACGAGCTTCACGAGCAGCTAGATGGACATTCACAATAGCATCATACTCGTCAGAGTTCTTCTTGCGAAAGTCCTCACGAGTGTCAGGACTGAGCTGCATAAGTGCGTTATAGTCCATCGACCTTCCTGCACCACTAGGAGGGAGTACGTCGGGTTGGGGGCGAGCCATTCCTCTGGCTACCAGCGCTTCGCTTACCTTCGCCTGGATTTCTTCATCTAATGAGCTGCTCATAGATGCTCGCTCCTTGGCAGTGCCATGACTAATAATATGTTGGAGTGCTTTAGATGGAGACTTCTCGTTCTCGAACTTAGACCAGTCAAAATCCTCGAACCCTGGTTCTTGAGAGAACTCAGACTTGAATGACTCCATTGCATCGATAATAGCATCTAGACGTATCTGATTGATGTCAACACGACCAGTACGACGTTCCTGAATCTGTGCCCAGGCATGCGCATAATCAGGGTTCTGGAGAGCTTGGAGCCGTTGCGGCTCAGACATTCCCATCATGGAGCGCTCAAAGTAAGCGAGACGCTGGTCCTCTTGGAGAGACTGTTGGGCTTCGTCACGGATGCGCTGGGCCTCGGTACGAGCATCAGCGATTACGGTTTGGAATCGTTTGTTATACTCAGGGATAGTTTTGAGTTCATCATGGCTGGCCTGAGCTAAGTACGCAGCAATCTGCTCCTTGGTAGGAACAGGTAACTGTCCACCATCTGGTTGGGGTTCCTGCCGTTCAACTGTCATAGAAGAGCCTCCTGTCCAAGAGGATAGCACGGAGCTATCATGCGTGTCAAGTCCGCCTAGTTGTGCCTAGTTGCCCCCTAGTTGTGCCTAGTTGTGCCTAGTTGTGCCCTAACGCCGCCTCCCTCTGATTGGTTGGAGGCCGTACCAGTCCACTAAGTACTGGTCTCCTTTGGGATTGCGCCTACGCCAGAGTTCTTTACGTCTGGTAACATCACTCTGTATGCGGTTGAACCGCCGAGAGTTGACGAAGGACTCTCTCTGGGCTGGACTCATAGCCTGGTATTCGTCCAGGAGGCCCCGCTGTTTTAGGACCTGGTCTAGTATATCCCTGTAGGGACGGAGTGCTATACGAGCCTGACGTAGTTCCTCCATCAAGGAGGACGCCGGTTCTGGTAATTGGAGGTTACGCATCTCGCGCTGCTCATCAATGTAGTCCCGCACCTCAGCTGGAAGAGTTTCCAGGAACTGTTCGGCTTCGTCGAAGCGAGTCTGACCAAACTCATCCTTTTGATGGAGTATAGCTAGATAGTCCTGGCGGGACTGCTCTAATGGAATGGCCAGCCTACCAGGCTGCTTGGGTTCTACACGTTCTAGCTGTGCGCCGAGATCAGCATCTATTTCACTGACACGTTCACGGAAGTTCTCCTTGGTGAGCGCGCCAGACTCTACTAGCTGGGCGTAACGAGTGATCTCCTGCTCACGAGTACCAAAGATGTCGCGGAGATCCCTGGCCCGTTCTCCCCGTTGGCCTGGTGATGGTTGACGTTCGGCGAACTGCGGCTGGTTGAGCAATGCTGCCTTTTGAGCTGGTGGAAGTTGGTCGAAAGGAGCACCGAACTGCTGGGTGGCAGTTCGGTCTAACTGTTCCTCGTACCTGGCAGGGAAGGAGCGCAGACCTACGAAGCCAGCGCCGAACTCAGTACCTAGCTGCCCTGCTGCCACTGGAGCTCCCTGGAGACCTGTCTCTATGATGCCCTGAACTGAGAATGGTAAGAACTTCGTGCCAGCATATTTGAGTGCGTCCCACACGGAGTCGGTTACTGGATATCCTGAGAATGACTCGCCCTGGATTACGTCCCAGACAGCACTGGTAGCTGGAGGGAGACGACCACGCCAGAACTCGAATATAGGGTTATCAGCGTCCAGGTCCAATATACGGCCTGGGTCATACTGACCAGTCTTGGGGTCGATGGCGATCCTGGCGGCTAGACGAGCTAGGCTGACCCATGTAGAGCCGATACCAATGCGCTGGTCTCCCACCTGGAGAGTCATAAAGCGGCTGTCTGAGGGGTCGTTGATAGGTTCCTGGCCAGTAGCACGAGAGAGAGCGTTGTACCAGGCTGTACCTACGAACAGCATAGAACCTAGTGTTTTGAGTGCTTCATCTCTTTGGACTCCACCACTGAGCATATCTCCTACTACCGCCAGGGACGATCTTAGGTAACGGGGAGCGAAGAAAAACACAGTACCTTCCCAAGCTCGCTGGGTGGGACGGATGCCCATACCACGAGAGGAGATAACGCCTGTGGCGTGGTCGATGAAGTTAGCAGCCTCTCGAAGGGCTGTGTCGCCGGACTTCTCGACAGTAGGTAGTAAACCCTTGGCCCATTCGGTACGGAGAATATCGCCGAATACAGTGAAGGAACGCTGAAACCGACTGAGCTGCGGCTCGACCTTCTGCGCAATAGGGCCTGGCTGGTCGAACAGACTACGCTGAATAAGGCCAAACTCACTCTCACCGCCAGTGACTAGAGTAACAGGGATTTTGGACCAGGTATACTGGTTGACCTGTTCGGCAGCATATTTAGAGAACGACTCTGGGTTGGCCCACGCTTCAAAGCTCTTGCCTAATGCGGTAAGGAACGCTCGGGGATCACGCATCAGGCCTGGTAGACCCTGGATCATGGCACCAGAGAAGTCTACTACAGTCATAATAGTGCGAAGCGCTGCGGTAGGAGTACGTAGGGCTGTGAGAGCGGCAGGAGCCTGAGCGGTAAGAATGTCGGCTATCTCCTTACCTTCAGTGGGGGTGAACCATAGGTCCTTGAGGAAGCTGACTCCCTGATGACCTGCCTTGGATAGCTCCACACGACCTGCGCGGATAGCCTGCTCAGTGCCGGCACTAATCTCGCCGCCAAGGCGAGCTATATTTGCTCTACCTGCTGTACGAGCGCTGACCTGTAACTTGCCTACTGCCTGCCTGCCCTGACGGTTGAGTGGAGCAAACGCATAGGATGCACCAACTACTGGGGCTACTGGAGGCGAAACTGGGACTGTTGGGACTGTAGGTGATGGAGTAAGTCCAAACTGGTCACCAAACCTAGCTTTCCATTCATCCAAGCTGGTTACCTGCTCACTAGTATTTTTCACATAATCCCGTACCCGAACAACATAGGAACCATCTGGATTCCTGTGTAGCATATTGGGGAACCTGCTGCCAGCACTGCCAAATGGACTGGAAAGTCCTGCCGGTGGCGCACGGGTGATCTCACCTATCAAGTCAATAGCCTGCTGTCGAGTCAGTCGTTGGGTAGTAAAAGCCAGCGTAGTAGCTGGTATGGCTGCTTGTGTTGGTATGGCTGCCTGTCCAGGTATCTTCGTGACCCCGCCTCGATTGACCAGCTCCTGGTATATGTCAGGGTAGTTTTGTTCAAGGAACTGTGCGGTATCAGCAGTAGCTGTACCAGCACGAATATCCCGCATGGCCTGACTGAGAGATTTTAGACCTGCTCGTGTCTCTATACGCTGTCCACGAAGAGCAAGCTGTCTGACTGGATCAAACACCTTAGCCAGAGGGAGAAGTTCTTTGATGAGTTGCATCTGTGCGATCTTCTCTTCCACGTCGTCTATGTGAGCGCCAAGAGCCTTGACTGGATCGGTAATGTACTCCCATTCTCCACTGGCGATCCCCTGCTCGATAGTGTCGAACTGGCGAAGTTTCTGGAACGCTCTTTGACCGCCGACCGGTTTGCCAAACTGGTTCATAGCAATAATGTCACCAGTAGCTATGTGACGCGCAACCCTGGGGAAGTATCTTTCTAGTGGACCACCTGCAAGCTCGAACTGCTTCTGTACTAACTTAGGCAGCGATCTTAGTAGTGGCTGGTAGCGGCCCATCTCATCGTCGAGTACTCTGTTGGCGTAGTCAAGAGCTGGGCGTATCTCAGTACCAGCCAGGCGTTCAGGGAAACGTGATTCGGCCACTGTACCAAACGGAATGGCTGTGAGTCCACCAGTAGTAGCCTGGCCTGGTAGTCTACCCCCCGTAGTTAGTACGTTAGGCTGATTAGGAGCTACTCCCTGGATTACATTCTCGGGTAGCAGTTGCTGGAACCTGGCTAGTCTGGGTATCTTGAACGACTGGCGAGCATCCAGGACTGACTCATATGCCCGACCTACTACCTGAGCGATAGGAGATTTCTGCAGTATACCTGGACTAATGAGGTTGAGTGTAGACAGTGCTCGTTCAGCTTGTGGCTGTTTGACCTGCCCCAAGCGAGCACCTAGCTTCTCCACTGTGCTGGTTGGCTGGGATGCCTGGAGTGCGTCCTGGATAGTGAGCATCCTGGGGAGTACGTCGCCTGCTAGACTACTAGCTAGTTTGACCTTTTCAACTGCCTGTGCTGCCTTATTTACTTGACTGCCTGGGAACAACCAGGTTATAGGATCAGTAGCAATATCACCAGCAAACCCCAGGATGCCACGACCAGTAAGGTGCCCCAGAGGAGTCTGGATAGCAGGTCCCTCGCCCATTCCTCTTTGCTGGAGGAAGGTTTCCACATTGGGTCTCTGAACATTACGTCCACCTAACCGTGCCAGTGATGCCGCTAATGGTGTGACTCCCTCGTTGGAGCGGATACCTAATGCTGTCTGCACTATGGCTCCTGGTAGAGCTGGTACTTCGAGTGCTCTTTGGAACCAGTTCAGCTGTTGAGCTTGGCGTTGACGTTCCTCTAGGAGACGCTGCTGTTCAGCCTGCTGCGCCTCCTGTGCCTGCCTTGCTGTGTCCTCTCGCATACGCTGGACACTGATCTGCTGCTGGCGGGACTGATAGCGCCGTGTATTCTCAAATCCAGCCATTCAGACTCCTACGTTATACCTACCGCCTGCTGGGTAAGTCTACCCTGGGGAAGGGCCTCAGTAAAGTCCCCAAAAAACATGTTGGGATTCTGACCACTAAAGGATGCTAGTGATTCATACAGTGGAATGCGTGGGTTGTTAGTACGAATATCAGATAACGTTTGTCGGACTGGTAGCTGTCTACCCTGGATAAAGGAGAAACCGCTTGGACCAGTAGGCCAACCAGTAGCTGGATTCATGATGTCGCCCTGGCGCTCCACACCAGTGAAGGGAATCTGCGCCTGCTGTGGTTGCTGGCCCTGCTGTGGGAACCAAGGCTGAGTAAGGCTTCGGTATAGTGGTGTTTGCTGAAGTGTTCCTGCTGCCTGTTGGGGATTCTGGCCCATCGCTAGGAGACCTTCTACTAGAGTGCGAGGGTTCGCCAGGAGGTTGGAGGTGTACTGTTCACGTGGGAAGGTGGCGGCTCCCTGGTAGTAGCCAGTCAGCTCACCTTCTGATATGGCTAACTGACCACGCTGGATTTCCTCCTGAAGAGCGACCTGACGACGTTCGATTTCTCGTGCTAGGTCGAGCTGGCCTGAGCGAATGGCGTAGTCGTGCTGTTCAGCGAGCTGTTGGAGTTCGAGCTGCTGACGTTGGAGTGTTGGACGAGTAGTATCTACTCCTGGCTGCCCGCCACCGCCAAATAGGTAGCTGCGTACCTGCTGAGGATCAACATAGTAGCCAAGGGAGTTCATTTGTTGAATGGCTGCATTGAAGCTGATTTCAGCCCTGGAGCGTTCGTCCATTGCCTGGAACTCAGGTATCTCCAGGCGGTTGAGCTTATCCTGGAGGTAGAGCTGGTAGGCTAACTCGTTCTGGACACGTAGTAAGTCGATAGGAGCGGTAGTAACAGAGCCACTGGGAGTGCCTGGGAGAGTACCGCCAGCCGGTGGAGTAACAGCTCCTCCAGTAGTACGTGCATAGGCAGTGGCTACGTCCTCTCCACCAGGCCAGCCAGCTGCGCGTAGTTCTGATTCCATTTGCTGGAGAGTCTTGGGGCCGTTGATGGTCTGATAAGTGCCTGCACCGCCTGTCGCTACAGGGCCAGGAGGGTTAGTACCTATAGGAGTACCTGGAGGAGAGCCATATGCCTGGGAACCCGGGCCATATGTTTGGGAGCCTTCAGCGAAGTTACGAGCCTCCCACAGTTCAGTAAAGTGTTGGGTCTGGCCTGCGGCGTTGAGACCCCACCAGCCAGTAGAGTCTGCATAGACCATACCACCACCGTTGGTTTGCATGCTTGCCGACAGTGGTGGTGTCCCAACAGGAGATGCACCACCATCGCCACCTGCCTGCTGCGGGTCGGGCTGGGAATAGTTGTTAGTCCTCTCTGCTAGACCGCCTGGAGCTAGGCCCTGATTCTGCTCGAAGGACTCAGTGCCAATATATGCACCATCATCAGTAAATACTGCTACTGATCCGTCTGGCTGCAACTCACTGTATGGCATGTTAGTACCTCGGTCCTCTCATAGCCTGTGTGGCTAGTTCCTGGGCGATCTGTGTGGAATATGGTTGTGCCTGACCTACTGTAGGAGCGCCTGGCAAACCAGCACCACCGCCACTGGACATGGCTGCTAGTGCCCTAGCTAGTACATTTTCGCCCTCAGTAGGCTGGAGGGAGACGTCAACCTGACCTGGAACAACTGGCGTGAAGGGTGCGCCATACCCTCCAAATAGCTTGGAGGCTGCACCGCCTGGTTCGTAGCCTGGCACGTATGGAGTGCCTGGAGGGAGAGTGCTACCAGCTAGTGCTGTCCTGGCGCCTAGTTCCTGGGAAGCACGGCCTGCCTGGAGTCGGGCTAACTCAGCGCGAATGGACTGCTTTTCCTGCTCTACATTAGCCCTCTTCTGCTCATCCAAACCGCCACGAGATACGTCTAGCTGACCCTGTGAAATACCACTGGTAATATCAAACTGACGCCTGTTCTCTGCCATAGTACGGTCAAATGCGTCCTTACTGGATGTATACTGGCTAGTAGTGCCAATCTGCATCTTGATAGATTCAGCATGAGCTTTACCAAGGGCGTCCAGTACAGAAGATACTGCTATAGGGTCAGCATCAGGGTTATCCCGCCACCACTGAGCAATTTCACCCATTGTTAGGAAAATATCATCTGGATCATCCCAAACCACCTCACTCATAATATCATACAGACCAGTAGCAGTAACGGGATCAATACCCTCAAGGGGATCAGGCTCTATCGGCTGCGGTATGTAGCCGGTAATCCCAGCCGTTGACTGTCTAGCCTGTTCGGCCTCAGCTTGCTGTTTCTGCTGCTGTTCCTGCTGGTTATAGAATGGTGTAATGTCAGCGCTGAGCGTTAGTCGCTCCCTGGGAGCTACATTGACCATAGCATGATTAGCCATTCTTAGTATGGCTTCATCAGAGGAAGAATTTATGAAAAGTTCTGCCTGAGCACGCCTAGCTTCACTACTTATCCCAAAGCCAAGATTCAACTGGCCGCCAGTACGACCAGCCTCAACTGCCTCCATACCAGTTGAGCGGGGCTGGACTGTCATGCCCATCAGCTCTGGGTAGAGCATATAGGCCCTGCGGATGATCTCCTTAGCCTGGTCGAGGTTGAATGGCGCGGAGAATGGTTCTGGAGGATTTGGCATAGCAGGTACTCCTGGTGCTAGTCCTAATTGCTGTGCAGTCTGGCCGGTTCTAATAACCTGGCGTGGTGAGTATGTGAATCGGACTGGACGACCCTCAGTACGGACAAGGGTATCGCCCTCGATAGGTAAGTTCAGGTAGGGCTGATAGGAACCAGCAGTATACGCCGACCAGGGATCCCAGCCACTGGCTTTCCACAGCTTATACGCATAATTGGTAGACTGTTGGAGGTCATTAGCAGCTTCTATGGAGATGTTGTGAACATCGCGGTTGATCTGCCAAGGTCCCCAGCTATTTGGGTCCGTACGGCTCTTTACGCCCCTGATACCACTTTCCGCAAATGAGATGGCAACCCCAGTAGAAATGACTGATTCAGGAAAGCCTGCCTTACGCATGGCAGCAGCTAGCTGGCTAGGGGTATAGGTATCGCCCAGGCCCACAGCTACGGCTCCTGCGAGGAGGACTGCTGTTGCGACTTCCATAGCTCTATATCGTGCTGTTCCTGCTGTTCCATGAGTCGGTACATACGGCTCACGTACCTACCCACTGCTTCAGGGCCTTCACGAGCTTCTATCTGTTTGAGCTGTTCCTCACGTGTCTGTGGGTCACGGAACCTGGTAAGTTCCTCGTCCCTGGTGAGACGAACATGGAACAGGGGCCGGCCATTCACTGTGAGATAGTCTACCATCATGGAGACGTCGTGCTTGAACTGCTCCTTGAGTGCCTCAATGAGCACTTCGTCTGGGTGCTGTCGTGGCTTCGGTCCAGGTCTAGCGGGGAGCATTAGTAACGCCAGACTCTAACAAGTAGAGGGCCAACGTTGCACCCAAACCAGACATACGGCCGAGTTCGCCTGCCACTATTCCAGAAACCCCACAGCCAGTTGCTGTATTTACCAGTAAAATACTCTAACTTGACTATTATCATTAGAATAGCTGCTGCATTTGTGCTGGTGGTGTGCCACCTTGACGACCAGCTGCCTGCTCAGCATTCGGCATAGCCATCTGGCCAGGAACGCCTGGCATCATACCAGGTAGTGGTAATTGAATACCCTGCTGCATTGGTATACCAATACCGCCTGGTCCTACTGGCATGCCTGGTGTAGGCTGTGGCTGTGGAGGGGTAAAGTAATCCTCCAGTTCGAGCTGGCGCATTGCTTCCTGGAATACACCACCCTCATAGTCAGCTCGCTCTCTAAACTTTTGTATTCTGACCTTATCTAACATGACTTCAGGATCGTGTATCCCTGCCCCCTCTTCTAGGACATGTTCCTTAGTGACCATCCCTCTAGCTTCGAGATCGCTGAGCCACTGTGATCTGGCTATGCGCTCTGCCTGGATGACTGGCTCTATCCTAAAGTCGAACTCGTAATAACCATCAATATCAGATGGCCCTAATTCTACCCACTCCTCATCGCCCTGGTAGTAGACTGGCACAGGAGCCTGAATCACATGCTCAATGAGATAAAGAACAAAGGACATGGTGTCGTTCATAGCTCTGGCGAGGTTCTCTAGGGCTGGCGCAAACAGGCTCTTTGCGATGGCGATCAATTGGAGAGTGGCTACACCAGATACATTTGCCCCAGCGGGGAGGCCATAGAGTATAGGGGCTAGGCTGAAGGTGTCTGCCTGTTTTTCGAGCCACTCACTGAGGAAGCGGAGGTCATCGCCTACTGGAGGTGCTGGAACCCACTCCCACTTGTAGCCTGCTGGAGCCTGGATGGTCTCTCCAGGAACGTACTTGATGGTACTGATATCAGGCACTTCGACAACCTCGTCTGAGATTGGTACTAGCCTGGCCGCTGGAAAGCCATTGATATAGGCCCAGTTCATTCTAATTGTGGTGAAGCTATCCTGCAAGTCCTGGATGGCTACCAGTGGGGTAGCAATAGACTCATACTGATCTACGGGGTTCTTCGAGCCAGTTGTAGAGGCCATCGCGTAGAAGTATGGAGGTCTGCCGTAGTCGTGATAGCCAGCTTTGACCATCACTCCTGCGACGATGTAGCAAAAGATGTTACGATTCCAGTATTCTATAAACTCCACAGTATCTGGCATGGTGGACCAGTCACCTGGCTCTTTGAGGACCTGTCCTACACCCTTACTAAAGCGGCCCTGGGTGAACTGGAGGCCATACTTGTTCATCATAGGAAGTGTTTCCCTGCGGGTAATCTCCAAGGTCTCACATAGGCCGTCCTCATCCTCGGCGACAGGATACCAGGTACTAGTCTCCACATGTTCCCAGATGAAGGGAAAGTGCTCCTGGCGATGCTCCTGCACTCGTTTGTTGTATAACTGGGCTGTCTCACCATCCCTGCGAAGGCCGTATGAGGTCCAGTAGTGCTCGCGGAATATGACCTTCCAGACTGCGCAGCCTGCTGTCGCCGCGTCGTCACGAATCATGCCCCAGACATCTTTGCTCCGATTAGCGCAACGGAGCCAACCAGCAGCGAACCGTTCACGCAGGGAGCTATTCTCCTGACTCTTTGGTCCCAACTTCTTCCTGGGATGTACTCTCGGCTCAGGGAAGTCGTTGGTAATAGCTACTGCGCGGCGTATAATGTCCCGTATCAGTGGGGACTTGTACTCACTGGCAGTGGCCCTGAAGGCGTCTGGAATAGCTACTGAGTGCCTACCGTAGCGATGGTCATACATGTCCTGGATTTTGTTATTCCTGGACTGCATCTTGATCTTCTGGTAGCTGGTCAGGCTCTTGACGTAGTTGAGATAATATTCGGGATCATCTATGTCTATATCAGTGACTGTCCCTTCGGGCATGATGTAACCAGCAGCTACCTGCATCGCCATCACCGACCCCTAGGAGTAATATGCTTGTTCTCAGCCAGTTCTTTGAACATACGGAGTTTGGCCTGTCGCCGCCACTTACGGCCAGCTACAGTACGACCCTTCTTGGAGCTGACCTTGATTTGGTGTTTATAGGCCATCAGCGATTAGACTTCCTCAGGAGAGCCAATCATCCAGTATGGTCCCCAGTGGTGTAGAATATCTAACTGAGTATCAATAACAAGATAGTCATAAATAGGTTGCGCCCAGATTTCTAGCAGTCGAGCATTGAGTAGTCGAGCATTAGGTATCATTAGCTAAATAACCTGCGTACATTAGAGTTAGGGGAATGCTTCGCCATATCCTCTAGGTTCTTACAGGTGCATCTAAGGCGCCTGAGAGTGCCTCCCTGGGTGGCGATGTACTTCACTTCAGCACTACAGCTGGGACAGTATTCGGGTGGGTCAGCGCTGAGTTCAGTAGCCATAGCGAGACGATTGTGGTCGGGATCGAATAGCTGTCTAGTCATCTGACGCCTCCATTGAGTTCAGCACCATCTGATATAGATACATCTGCAGACCAACCATCATAATAACCAGACTCTCGCCAGAAGTACAATACCTCGTTTCCAAGATGTATCATCGTATATCGCTCACTCATGTCTATCCATACCTCCAGCCCAGTACGAGTACGATATCTAACTGGACGAACCATACCTGGGAAGTTGAGAAACTGAAACAGTTTGCCAATGAGTGTCACCTTCATTATTATATTATCGCGTGTGCGCGCCCGCGTAGCCCGCGTAGCCCGCGTAGCCCGCGTAGCCCGCGTAGGGGCTAGAGGAATTGGCGCTGATAGTGGTCTTTATCATCCTACCAGGAGAACGCCTACTATTCAAACTCACCAAGGATTCCACGTACCGCCAGACATCCATTGCGTGGTCGGCAGACTGTTTTGGTCGTTCTCTGAGGTTCATATCTTCTCTCAGTGGGTCCTCCTCAGTGTACTCCTCGATCTCGTCTGCAAACCATTCTAATGCGGGATTCACATAAAAGCGGCCTGGCTGGAGTACAGCAGTACAGGCACCTATCCCAAAGCTAGTGTCTCGACCGCTGCCTTTGCGGTTGACTGCCTTTACTACCTTGACTCCCGCCCTACGCGCGGAGATGCGCCACCCTGGGTCGGCAGGATCACAGGCAAAAGAACGCACGTCATAGAGCTTCTGTAGCTTGAGAGCTGCCTGGATGAGTTCTGGCTCAGTAAGCCGCGCCTTATATATGCCATCAATAAGGTAGCGTCTATTGAGCTTGTCCAGTGCATAGATACCAATACAGCTAGGATTGCGGAAGCCGAAGTCAATACCGCCGTACACTCGACCTGACTGGATGAGGTCACGGGGTTTGACAGGCCATTCACTGACTGGACGCATGTATAGTTGTCTATTCCAGGTAGGGTATACTAGACCCTCAGCAATAACATGCTCACCAAGGAGTTCCTGTCTATATAGCGGAGTGTCTGGACCATAATCAGCAATCAGACTGTCTGCTACTTCGCGTCCAACAAACGGATTATCTATTGTTTTGGCTGGGAATGCCACATACTGGTCGCCGGCCAATGTTTGGTCTGGTTGCTCTAATAGATGTCTAGCGTACCATACTCTATAGAGCCAATGCTTGCGACCCTTGGGAGTGCTGGTGAACCAGGCCTGGTGGGGATAGTCTACTTGGGAAAGACCTGCTTTGAGGTTTCTGTAGGCCTCATAGGGGGAGTCTCTAGGTTCGTCCATCCAAAAGAAAGCTGTCGTGGTGCCTCTAAGACGATCTGGATGTTCAGTGGTACGCAAAAGTACCAGTGCTCCATTCCAAAACTGGATTTCCTCCCTGTTTTGGATGTATTCCCAGTGGTGGCCGCGACGGAGACCGAACTCATCGAGAGCCTCCCGTATACTGACTAAGGTGGCGTCATGGAGCATGGGAAAAGTTGGTGCCGTAACTACGCCTACCGCGCCTGGCCAGGCCTGTATATAGGTGAGCGTTCGGTAGGCGCCAGCTTTGGACTTGCCTGCGCGCCTACCGCCATGAGCATACATGAATAGCCTGTTGGTCCAGGCTTCTAGCTGGAAGCCTGTACCGGGCGGTGAACTGACTGGGCCGGTCCCTAAACGCACAAAGCCCTCTTTGCCTGCCTGGAAGCCGAACAGGCGTATTTGCTGTTTAGAGGCGACTGCCGCTATTGCGATTGGGAACCTCCTCGATGAACTAGTAGCCACCAGAAGTTATAAATGGCTGCGCGCCAGCCGAATACTCGAATGTCCTTTATGAAGTTAGGGAACAGATGTAGCTGCTCGCCAGTATCCGGATCATACCAGATAGTCATGGAGTGGCTCCAACTCAACCAGTTTGAGTGATAACTGGAGTTCGTGAATAGCGTCAGTCAGATGACCTCTATTTGCGTCTGTAAGTCTGGCTGTGTCTAAGACAGTCCTAATAAACTCTATAGATAGGAGAATACGGGCAGTCATATGGGCAGTCATGAAACTATGGCCAGGCGTACTTCCTCTTTATACTGTTCAAATGGATAATCAGTCACACTAAACTGTCTAGTGTACTGTTTGAGTCCCTGTGTGACAGTAAGTTGGAATATCTGGTCTACCCTGAGTTCACCTGGCATGTCCCTCACCAGGTTGAGTATGGCTTCGGTGTAATCCTGGTCATTGGGCATTAGTTACCTTACCTCCTCCTGGTCGTTGAGTATAGTGGCTGGTATGTCTATGAACTCTACACTGACTGGTTGGACTGACTCTACCTGTGTGCGGACGACCGGTTTACCAAATAGCCTGTCCATCACATCCCTAGCAATACCGCTTTGGACGTCTGGCCTATCTGTACGGTCTAACAGGTCATCGTACACGAACATAACCTTTGGTAGTAGTGGCCTGAGCAGCTCGTCTGGGCCACTCGCAGCTTCTATGCTGGCCTCTTGCAGTGCGAGAGGGAACCTATCTTTGTACGCTAGGAGGGTGGTCTTACTCAGGCCCAGAGCCTCTGTGATCTCGGTAATATTCTTAGCTCTAGCCATCATCCTCAGTGCTGTAGCTACTCCAGCCTGCAGACCGATCAGGTGTTGCTGGGTGTCGGGGATGTTTTTATCCAGTACAACTGGGGTAGCTATTGTAGGACGACGCTGGTCAGGAGGAATCAGGTTTATGACCTGCTCATTACCATATCGGTTGGTCATGGTGGAGCCGGATGGACGGCCTGAGCCTGTGCGTTTACCGCCAGCCATCAGCCATTTCCAGTCATTTTCAGTGTTCTCCAGCGACTACTACCTAGCTACGCCCTACTTGTGAGCCCTTCTGGCTGTTCAAGTTGGGTCAGGCTGCCCTCGTTTTTTGGTCCCACAGATCGTGGGTACGCATTATGCGCTGATCGGGCGACCCGCCTACTATAACAGTACCACCATAGAGGCTGGTTGTCAAGTATGTGGGGGTAGTTGACTATATAGCGGCTATTGTACGTGGTTATTGTCAAGCAGCCCGCTGGTGTGGTTATCAGCACCAGGTAGTGACAAAGACAGAGCAAAGACTGAGCGTGACCTACCAGTGGTACCTTGCAAGCCCTCCACAGTACTCCACAGTAGTCCACAGTACTAACTGGCTGTTTTGATATTTGCTGGTTGGGTGAACCATCCCCATTTGGTGTTCCATGCTGCGATGGTACCCCCCTGGGGGTATGGGTAGGTATGTGGGCGTCGGCATGGTATGTGTATTTCCCGTGTACATGAGACAGACTATATATGGGCATAATAATACCCCCCGACTATGTAGCCAGAGGGTATTACCCGCCCTTGGAAGGGAAACGGTTAGATAGTGAGCCTTACCACCTTAGCGTCAAAAGTTGGCGGCCCTTCTACATCGTAGTAGACAACTTGCGCTGTACTCCCTACGACTACGATCACGTCTTGACCTTTATAGTCTTCCCTCAAGTGGTCCACAAGATGGGCAATGGTGACTTGCCTAGGCGCAATAGCTTCTCCGGTGCCATCCACTACTCCGTTTGTGAGCTCGGATGGTGAATAACACTCATCTGCTTGCGTTATCATGGCTTCTAGCCATGCAATCATATCACTAACACGCATGTCGGACCTCCTTTGTGTTGTACCTTCCAAGGTGACACCATCCTAGCATATTCGTTAGGATGGTGTCAACCGCTCTGTACGCTCTATGCGCTCGAGGTTATGCGCTTTCGTCGCTTCCGTTGCTTCCAAACTTGACCGCATACCTGGCATCCACGCCTAAAGTACACGGGATTGTTACTTATCGGCACGGTTAGTTTGCCGCAATGTGCGCCTATCATTAGGCGCTGCCAGCTGGGTCATCAAAATCCGGCTCATAGACCACGATATAGCCTAGCGCCTCTTGTTGGCGTGTGAATTGAGCATGAGTCTGCCTATTCGCAAGTCCATTCTTGGCGGCAGTGACTACTCCGCCTTGTCCGCGTTCAATCATGCCTTGTTTGGCTACACCTACCCATACTACATCCTCTGTAGCACGGTCTTTGATGGTCACTTGGCGGGCATTTACTTTAGTTCCGCCAGTACCATTCGTTGAGGCTTTAGACGCCTTCCCGAGCGTCAACGAAACATCGGGCATAGCCTCTGCGTTGTCCGCAAGGCTAATGTGGATGGTAAAGGCGCTTACCTTGTTGGCAAGCATTTGTTCTTTGACCTTCTGGCGCATATCACCACGAGGAATAACAAATGAAAGTGCGGAAGTGATAGCCGACAGTTGCGCCTTAGCAACTTCGCTTTCTCTCAAAGTGGCTAGTTCCCGTTGTAGCAGCGCGATTTGCTCACTCTGTAAGGTGTTAGCGGGATCAAAATCCGCGTAGAGCGCTGCTATTTGGAGGCCTTTGGCTTTGATTGAGTCGATAGCGGTTACGAGTATAGGGGCTGGTACTTCAATTGTCATTATACCCTCCAGGGTACATTGCTAGTTTGGTTCCCGACCATATGTGTTTGTGGTATGCCTCATTTACCACGCTGTAAGCATATCATACCGTTTGGTCCTGGTCAAGTGGTAAAAGGTAAAAGACTGGTAAAAGTTTGTGTCTACCAACAGGTAGAATACTAGCACATATGGGCTACTGACCATTAGCCAGGTCTAGTACCATGTCAGCGGCCATACAGCTATGGGTCACTATACAGCTGTATAGACCAGCTTGCGTAGCTGCGGTAAGTGTGGTATGATGTGAGTATATTGATTAGGGAGGTGGCATATGCCACTGGTAGCTGATACGGTGTGCGTCAAGTGTGGTAGACCAAAGGGCAGTAAGCACTTGGTTACCACCAAGCAGCCAAGCATGAGGAAGATGGAGCACTGGGCGTATGACTCAGTGGCGGAGGCAACGGATGGGTGCAAGGTGGAACCGGATGGCCAGTGCCCACATGGGCATAGCAGCTGGATGATAGTGCTGGGGATGATATGAGTAAGGTGATAAGGATCAGTGAAGCTTCTCCCACCTGCGGTTCCACGTTACGAGGGGGGTATTGGTCCAAAACGGCACCAGGGAGGATATCATGATACGCCAACATCGACCAGGTTGGCCGCATCGAACATATGAGATATGCCAGCATGGTAAGCCATTCATGGGTTGGGGAAGCTGGCAGGTTGAGCGGCTGTTCCATCTCTGCGATGCTTGGTGGGGTTTGATATGAATACACTGCTGCGGCTCATCTACATATTGATCTACCTAGCGTTGCCGGTTATGCTGGCAGTGTATATACGAATAGGAGGTGTACAGTGAGTAGAGTTAGACGGAAACCCGCCAATCACTGCGTCAACTGTGGGAACGCAACATCACAGGCTATTCTGGTTGCGAATCGCAGTGCGTACTGTAATAGATGTGCGAGGAGGCGACAGATATAATGGAAGGCATGAGCGAGTTCGACAAGGAGAACATCCAGCACATACTAAAAGGACAGGGCAACTGGTTTGGTGCTTACCTGCTTAGGCTCATAGCAAAGGCAGATCGTAAGAATCGCGCAAAGCTCAAACAGGTATTCCCTGAACATGTCCAGGCCTACGAGGAGTACGTGAAGTGAGTAGAGTAACCAAGCGACACTACAAGCGAGCGCACAGGATACTATCCAGGTGGTACTACACTATGGGGTGTAAGTGCTGCTGTTGTAGGAGAGCATGCTGATGGGAATGACCAAGCAACACTATGAGGCGATTGCCAAGGTGATTGCCAGCGAGACAGACTGGGGACGTGCTTCTAGCCCTCCATACATGATGACCCATGATGTGATAGAGAGCCTGGCTGATGTGTTCCAGCTCCTGGAGATGTGCTACGATTGCTATACGCATAGCGACACGTCAGGTAATGACTGCTTTAGAGACAAGGTATGTCAGTGTCATAGGTTCAACAGGCAGGCTTGGGTGGAGGCATGCGGTGGGTGATACACTGAGCCTAGAGAACCTGCCGTGATGTGCTCGCAGTGTGGGTATACAGTACCAGCCAAACTACGACAGCTAGTTCACCTGGTATTCGTGGGATTCGACAGGCGCTATGGTAAGGCAGTGTGGCTGTGTCCACTGTGCCTACAGGAATATTACCAGGAGCAAGAACGGAAGTACTAGAACATTTTGTGTGGGAGGCAAGTGTGATAATGTCAAAGCTACCCAAGTTCACGGTGTTCGAGTGGGAGGCAGGCATGATAAGAATTGTCGTTAGCCATCCACTAATAAAGAAACCACACTTGAGATTCTGGCGTGGGCACAGAGTCCAGTGGTGTGTTGAGTTGGATTGGCTCTGGTTCAACATTAGTTTACGGTTATACAACAGGAGGGTATAAAATCGTAGTTGTAAGGTAGTTGTAAGAATCTTTGTGCTAGTGTAACAGGGTAGCAAATTGACCTCCAATTATATTGGGGGCTTTTTGTGTGGTATTTGCGTGGTATTCACGTGGTATTTGCGTGGTATTCGCTTGACACCCACCGAGCATGCTGGTACAGTGGTAGTAGATCGTAAGGGAGGTGATAAAATCACGGGACAACACACTATGGGTGAACACACAACCTAGAGCGGGTAGGCGACCACGCGCAATCGTGGCATAAGCATAATCATAATTGGAGGCGATCCTATGGCGGTAGAAGAGGCCGAGCAAGTGGTAGCTGGTCAAGTGGCGGCCCCACGAACTGAGGAGCTGGTGCTAGCCGAGCTGACTGATGTTGGTACGCGTATGGGAACAGCCTACGCCAGTGGAAACATCGCTGAGGCCACACCACTGCAAATACAGGCGCAAAAGCTCCACAAGGAGCTGGCTGGTATGCAGACCAAGGCCGCACAGGGTAGGGTTATCCATGAGATCACACAGTCTACGCAGCCGCTGATCGAACAAGCACTGAGACAGGTAATCAGTGGACCTGAGTTCCGAAGTGTGATGGAGCAAGCCGTCAATGCTGGGTTCACCTCCTACAACATTGTCCTTACGGTGCCTACTAAGGAGAGGCTGGTAGAGGATAAGGAGGCTCAGGCGAGTATCGGACGCCAAATGTGGACTGGTGGAGCAGTTGTACGCGCTCCCAGGGCGAGTGCTGATGGAGCCAAAGGCGCACAGGGTGGGGGCAGGGCAGTAGCAGTACTGGTGGATGGGCAGCGGTATGATAGTAGGGCAGCTCTGGTTGAGGCATATGGAGACGAGCGACAGAAGGCACTACCCAAGAGCTATTGGAGTGGTGAGGCGACACGGATCATCAAGAGACTGGAGGCTGAAGGTCATACGGTGGTGTTCGTCAACGACTAACCCATCTATAACCACAAAGGGATCAGCTTGCACTGGCTGGTTCTTTGTGTTATAATTACAGCGGTATGGAGAAGTTGGTGGCACTGTATGAATTGGCAGTGCTCACTTAGTCCAATGACTGGCAAGTGAGTAAGTTCCCAGTACATTCACCGTTGGGGGTGTAAATGGTGTGATACAGGTTATGCTAGCAGTGTATATCAGGACAGGAGGTACGCAGTGGCTATAGAACCAGTAGTGGTCAAGACTCATCGGTACGATCCAGATGGAGTACAGAAGCTATACAGGTTCCATAACCTACGTGGAGCCAGTGTGATTAGGGGACAGTACAGCTATGGTGGTGAGCAGGGGCTGTGGGAGATCATGCCGGTGAGGTTCCACAGTGAAGAGATCACTGACTTTGAGCTGGACTACCTAGGGAGTGTGTATGAGTGGCCTAAGGGCTGGCTGAATGATGAGCAACTGAATGAGGAGTTGGAGTACCTAGCTAACCTGGAGGTGGCACAGTGAGTTTACGCAGTTGATCGGATGACGAATCAACGTGGTTGGACGTAGTGAAGCGGTTACTAGCTAGGCGATCACAGGGGGTTGCCATGAGTGAGACAAAGATTGAGTGCGGAGACTGTGGGTTCGCATATACAGTTCCAAAGCAGCTCAGTGATGTACCATCTAACGATTTGGCTGCAATAAGCAGCTTGATGCAGGTCCATGTACTGGGACATGTAGCAAACAGTCTGAACAAGATAGCTGAGGCACTGGCTATCATGGCAGGGAAGCAGTAATGGCTCGTGGTTATAAGTTTGCCAGGTTGACCACAGCTGAATGGGCGGTGTCTAATGGGCAGGCTGAGGGACTGATGTTTGCGAGCCCCATTCAAAGTCAAGCCAATATATGTGGTGATTGTCAGCAGGAGTACCTGCCTATTGCTTACCAGGTGGGGAGAGTACAGGCACACCACTTCCATCATAACCGTGGAGGAATATACCACTTTGATTTGTTTGACCAACGGCCGTATGTGGATGTGAGTAGCAGTAAGAGAGACCTGCTTACAAGCCAGTCACTGAAGTATGAGACTACCTGGTTGCTGGATCTGGAGTGCGCCCCCGACTGTAGTGGTGACACCGAATATCGTCGGCAGATGGGCAGTAGGTATAAGCAGGTTGACCAGTCTATTGTGGTTGCCTCGTATGTGGATGTCAAGGCAGTGTACCCAGTGTGCGCTCATTGTAGGATGGACATACCCAAGGGGAGGATGGTCGCAGGGCCCAACAGCAATAGGACTGATCTCAGTGCGGTATGTGAGATGTGTATCACCAGCAACCGCTATGAGCCATACTGGGTATGGTACAACTCCTTGGAGGATGGTAGTGTGGTGTTCCAGAGTATTGGAGATCAACCAGCACCACAGCCATTGAGTGGTATAGCAGGAGCCAGGACTGTGAATGGGCAGGAGGTAGAGCGAACTACTGGCTTGCAGGCTAAATATTTGGGTGAGTGGGAGAAGTACGACCACGATCTTCATGGTGACTACTACAAGGCAGTGGAGGTTCGACAAAAGCGGTTGGAGCTGCTCCATGAGGTAACTATGGAGCAAATGCAGCAGGCACAGCAATATAGAAGGGATATGCGCGGGTGGGCAGTGAGGCTGGCTGATGTGGCGGAGCGGCTGAAGGCGATAATGGCGGGGGATATATGACCAAGCATGATAGACTGTTACTGCTCATATTGACGTGCATGCTATCTACGCTTGCTCTAGTGACGTACAGTGGATAGTGACTGGGGATCTGGGTGTGAGTGCTGTGCCTGGCCCCTGGTTGAGGTGATGAAAATGATATGGTGGTGTGAGCACTGTGGCTGGTCATGGTATGAATTAGAAACTGAGCAAGGGTCACAGTACCGTTGGGACAGCCATCAACTGGTATGTAAGGTCTATTCCAATATCTTTAGGCACGGGAGGGAATAAATAATGCTTCTGGGCTGTGAGTTCCCGCCGCCACCATACAGGACTACATCTGAAGGCTGGGAGGCATTCACTGAGCTACACCCGAAAGTAGCGAAGTTCAGGCTAACTCAGCAATGGCCTGATGATGTACAGAGAGCCAGGAACATCATGGGTACAGGTGGTATAGTGCTATGGCGTCCTCGTAGGGAGACGCCTACACCTTACCAGCTACTGGACGAGTTCAACCAGAGCGTACATATGGTTCTACCTGGAGACTGGCTTGAGTTGGAGAACGAGCCTAACCACCCTGAGAGTAGATGGACTAGGCCAGATAGATGGACTAGGCCAGGTCCTGCGTACATGACCAACCTACTAGGACTCATAGATGTAGCAGGTCAGTGGCCTGTGAAGTTGGTCAGCCCAGGGCTGATGGTTGAGTCAGCACCTAACAACTCCAATACTGCCTTATGGCTCCGCGAGACTATGCGTGAGAGGGAGAGATGTAGCTTCCAGGGTGGACATGTCTACCATACCCAGGGCCTGGATGGAATCATGTACCTACCTGGAGAGGGAGAGGTGGTAACTGAGTTCGGCTACTCAGGCGACCAGCCTTACTGGGGGATTACCAAGAACCTAGAGGTACTGACTAACATACTACCAAGGGTAGAGGCACTGGTGTTCTTTATCCTACCTTATGAGGAGGGCCAAGAGGAATGGGGTAAATGGTTCCTAACAGTCGGTGCGGCCAGTGCGTATAGGTCACTACATGAGCAGCTACACATACCACAGGAGGTTCCAGTGACAGACCAACAGAAGGCCGATCTCCGCGCGATGTTGCTAGGCGTGCAGGCTGAGCTAGGTGCACAGTTCATCAGTAACGATCCACAGTTCGCACTCAACGAGGTAGCCAATGCTGTAGTAAGGGCTAAGGATAAGTTAGGCCAGGCGGTGAACTACCTAGACACAATTATAGGGAAACTCCCAAACTAGGTGAGCCCACCTTTAGTGAGATCATCCTGGGTAACTCATCCAGCCGTAGTGGTAGACCCATTACCTGGATAGTAGTGCATTCCACTAGAGGTGGGCAGCAGACGAACCTGGAGTATAGAGCTACACTGAACTGGTTTACCAATGTATCTAGTCAGGCTAGTAGCCACACAGTTATAGGTTGGTATGAGGGACAGCACGCTCGGGTGGTAGCGGATAAGTGGTCGGCGTGGCATGCTGAGGAACATAACCAATATTCACTAGGGGTAGAGCTGGTTCAACCAACTCGTGAGCATGCGTTTAGTGATTGGCAATATGATGAGCTGAACAGGCTGATACAGTGGTGGAAAGGACAGTACCCAACCATAGATAAGGTGTTAGGCCATGACCAGACACCACAGGGCATACGCGTGGGGAAGAGTGATCCAGGAGAGAAGTTTGACTGGTCGAGGATAACGGCATGAAAGTATGGATTGCGCTGATAGTGTTTGTGGGTATACTGGCTGCCATAATGATAAACACTAAGAATGAGTATGAGTACAAACAGTCAGATTACCAGTACATACCACCTTGTAGAGCAGTGATCGACCCCTTACAAAGGGAGAGTTGCTATAAACTGGAGGGTACTTATTAGTAAAACCAAGCAGCAAGGTGCACGGGTGGTGGGTAGTAGCCATGCTACCCACCCGTGGGGATTTTGATGGAAGGATTGTGGGAGGTTGGTACGTCCAACGAAACGTACACGTATAGGCATTTGGAGGTCTAAAACGGGCCTTGACAACCAATATATGCTTGTGATATGATGCTTGTATGTTGTAGGTTCGGAGGACCAATGGTGCTAGACGACGCCTCAGAGATCGTATCCCGACTCGATAGGACTGTGTTTACCGAGGAAAGTTTGGCAGAGGACGACATGGAAACAGATGACTACTTACCGCTAATTGGACAGACAGGGTTTATCTCTGTTGGGGAGAGTCACATCCTCGCGTCTGATCCTAAAGCTGGTAAGACAGAGTTACTGTTCCAGTCGGTAGCTTCCTGGAAGGGATACCAGGTGCTATGGTTTACCGAGGAGAACCGAAGGGTATGGCGTAAGAGACTCAGACTACGTGGTCCTCATGTCGGGAAGGTTCCCCATATTACCTGGGATTATGCGATGGGAAAGTATATTGCTGAGAAGCAGTATATTATAAACGCAGTCCTCCGCAGTGACGCTGATGTGATTATCATAGACACAGTCAGGAGCCTGTTGGGGATAGCTGAGGAGAACGAGGCTGGCCATGTGGCTCAGGCACTGATACCATACGTCAAGGCGTGTGGAGACTCTGGTAAGACACTGATAGTCGTGCACCATGAGAGAAAGGCTGGTGGTACCTTCGGACAGGGACTGTCTGGGTCCCAGGCGTTCGGTGGTATCGTCGATACCATCCTGGAACTGAAGCGCGACCCTCGGGTCAAGACTGACCCCAACTACAGAAAGTTGGAGGTACTTGGTAGAGTAGACGTAGTAGGAGAGATTGAGTATACACGTCTACCTACTGGGGAACTAGCTGTGACGCTTGGATCTGGTGGCGGTCTAGAAGCTAAGATACTGCAGGTACTAGATGGGCAATGGAAAACAACATCTGAGATCGTCAGTATGTTGCCTGAACCCAAGTCATCTGTCGAGCATGTTAGAAAGACAATGCTGGGGATGGTATACAGCGTGAAGGTTGAACGAGACCCACCAGTAGACCGGGAGAGTAAGGGTAAGACTGTAAAGTGGAGGAAGAAGTAACAAACTGTGATGTTTAGACCTCAGCCTGGCTCAGCACCTTACCAAACTAGACCGACAGTGTAAGTATGGTGTTACAGGTAGCTCGCCCTCCAGGAACTGGAGACTATGCGCCCATAGCAGAGTGGGCCGTGATCCTAAGAGCCAGGCTGACCCAGGTTGAGGTCTGCCCATCACACAACGTAGTAGCGGGGGGTAACAGTGTAGTACATTACATAACGTATCGGGCAGTTTGTTTGTAGTCATTTCACCAGGAGGTATCCCAAGTGGCATCAGTGCAGCAAGAACCACAGTTCAGCATGTGGCCTGACGACCTGAGAAAAGGCTTCGACACCCCAGTGAAGGAGTTCATTGGTGAGCTGGTGAAGGTGGATGTCAGGGCACGGGAGTTCCCCGATAGGCGTAATCCTGCGGCAACACGAACAGCATACTATATCACGTTCGGGTTCAAACAACCAGCGAATGTGCATAATTGGATCATCAGGTCTGATACTCCCTGGATATCTCCCATCCTGGATGTGGATATACCACACTCAGGAGGGATGGAGAACTCAGCCTATGGAACAATGGGCAAATCACTGTTTGCGGCTGGTGCGACCAAAGAGGAAATGCAGTCCATCAAGGTAGGACTGTTGGGAGAGGTCATGCACTGGTCTAAGACTCCTGGTCACGACTATGGAGAGGACTTCAACGCAGTGGTCGATCCAGAGACTGGCATGAAACCCCACCGAGTAGTAGTGGCATGGGAATGTCTATCCATTGAGGGGAGAACTGGTACTGGTACATCACCGAACGGGCAGGTATCTATCGAGGACAAGCTGCTCACTCTACTGGATGGTAAGACCTTGAGTGAGTTCGGGAGTCATGCGCTAGTGCTGGATGAGGTGAAGGGTAACATGCAGCTACAGCAGAGGCTGATTGATCAAAGCTGGTTGGCTGAGAAACAGGCCAGTGGGAAGGTATCCCTGGATAGTGAGGCTAGGTATCATGTCACCACCTAGGGATAGTCTACAGGATGGGTCTTGGATACCGTCCATAGAACGAGGTGACCGTGTACCTGAGTCCATGACCGTACCTGAGTCCATAACCATACTACAGAGACTGACTGCTTTGGAGACTACCATACCACAGTTGGAGAAACAAATCGCAGCACTGAGGGATGAGCTGACTGAGACCAGGCATCTGGTGGGAGTATAGTATGCCTAAGCCGAGTGTGGGCAGGGTAGTACACTATGTAAGCTATGGTACTCCTGGTGGAGAGTACAAGAGTGAGTGCAGGGCAGCTATCATCACCGCAGTCATAGACAACCATTGGGTAAGACTTGGAGTGATCAACCCAACAGGTCTGTTCTTCCATGAACATGCGCAGCTAGACGAGGGAGGTAGGATGGTTGGTGGTACCTGGCACTGGCCAGAACGGGTGGAGGAGTAGTGGAGATCGTTGCCAACGATGAGGCAGTCAGGGAGACTCTCGAATTACTTAGGCAAGAGTATATAGGAGATGGCCGTACAGGGCTATCCCTCAGTACTGTCATATACTGTCTAACTAAAGCCTGGAAGGACAAACACGAGCCGACACAACTTACTGATAGGGAACTAGAACTATTCAGTATTGGATTCGGGTTGGAGCGAGTGCTGATCCGTAGTCGGATGGTCAACAAGCAGTGGGAACTAGACGGTATCTCTATGCACCCAGATTTATTACAGCTGAGTGGAGTCTTAGCGGACTTGAAGTCTACTAGGGCTAGACCTGACCCACCCAGGATGGATACCTATGGAGGTATGTGGATACGACAGTTCTTAGGGTACTGTAAGGCCGAGATCGAACAAAAGCGAGCAGCGGATGAAGAGGTAGAGTTTCCCTACCCCTTTGACGTAATAACAGTACATCTAATACAGCCAGTTATAAAAGCGTGGCGGTACTGGTTCACCGAGGAAGAGATAGAGGCTAACTGGCAGTATGTGCTATTCCGTAAGCAGGTACATGAGATGCACCAGGACATGGATGAGCCACCAGAGCCCTTCATGTTCATGGAACAATGGGAGTGCGGGATAGGCAGTCAGAATCAGTGTAGGCATTTGTTGGGATGTCAGCTCTATGCTAGTCTCAAGAAGGCTAACCAGTGGTAATAGTACATGGCGGCAGACGTGGCGGCAGAATGTTTGGTTCTAGGCAACGATCCATCCTGCCACTGGTGGCCCAAGGTCTTACTGACCAGGAGATAGCCGATAAGCTGGGCATATCTAAGGCGTATGTTATGAGCCGCCTACAAAGCGTCTATAATAGATTGGAGCTGAGGGTGGGACCGAATAGGAGAGTACTGGCGGCTGTGTGGTGGACGGAGAATGGGCCTAGTCAACTAGACCCTCTAGGGGCCGGGGCTAAGGGGGACAACTAAGGCGGAGGCTTGACGATACGTCTAGCAAGCATTATAATGCTTGTAAAGGCCAATGTTTTGGAGGACATATGCAAAGACCTATAACGACCTATGCAACGACCTAAGCAACGCTACCAAAGGGCTTGCCGCCTAAGGACATGCGGCATAATGTTTATCCCTAAGCGTGACGACCATGTGTTTTGCTGTCCAGAACATAGAGTAGAATACTGGAGAGGGGAATACCTAAGAGTCAGACCACTGCTGAAAGCAGCGAGATTAGTGGACAGGAGCTAGGATGAAGTACCTACTCAGACGAATCGAGACATCAATCAGTGAACTGGAGGTAGAAGCTGACTCACCATATATAGCTAGAGCCATTGCGGATAACTCTGTTGACTGGGTATACACATACTATGATGATCGAATACAGATTGGGACAGATGTACATGAGTTTGATGTGAGTGATGACACGCTGGCTGAGATATTCGAGAGGCGACCATGACACAACCATTTAGCCTGGCTATATGGGGTACAACTGGTAGTGCTAAGTCCAGCATTGCACTTAGTTTTCCAGGACCCGTTGTATTTGACTTCGACCTCAGACTAGGTGGTGTGGAGAAGAAGCTCCTCGACAGGATAGTACGCCGTACTGAGGGCGAGACTGGCGCATATGAGTATAAGGCTCCAGTACACATAGCCAAGAGTGGTGAGACTAGAGGTACTCAGATCAAGTGGCAACTCCAGGGATGGAGAGAACAATATGATCAGTTTGTCCAGGACCTGTTGGATGAACTACGAAAGCCTGACACGCTGACTATCGTGATTGACACTGGTACGCAAATGCGTGAGACGGCGAATAATGGTTATTTACAAGAACTCCAGGAACATCCATCCAGACCTGGCGAGCTACGGCAACAGCTACAACAGATCGAGTATGCAGCTCCCAATGATAGGATCAAGTCCATATACCAGGCAGTAAAGTCAGCAAGGAAGAACCTGGTAGTCACACACTATGATGAGGATGAGTACAAGGATGACATCACCTTTGATCCACGTACAGGGGAGAAGGAAAAGGTATCTGTAAAGACTGGTCATAGAGTGATGAAGGGATTCAACAAGACACCTGAGCTGGTGGATATGATGTTAGTAACTAGCCTGGAACAGGTAGCAATATACAACAACGATGGCGTGAAAACTGGTGATCGTATAGCTCCAATTGGGACAGTCACCAAAGCAGGACTGGATCTGAACATGTTAGGGATGCGTATTCTTGATCCCAACTATGATACTATAGTGCAGAGGCTGAAGTTCCTGCGTCCTGGGAGCTGGTAATGGTATCTCGTGATGTCACGTGGAATAATACTAAGATGGTTGACAGATCACCAGGAAAAACCAAGTGCCCTGAATGTGCAAATCAGGTACGACCAGTTATACGTGTAAGTAATGGCAATACATACTGGTTTTTCCCTCATCACATCCAGAATGGTCAGGTATGTATCATGTCTCATCAATTGCAGGGAGTAAGGAGAGCGGAGTGATTACTGTCGATCTGAACGAACCCAGTCGAATCATAGAACTCATAGAGCAGTCCTTACCAGTAACTATCGAGGCAGCTAACGACGCCGGGTTAGCCGACTACAGCTACCTGGATATACACCACGCCAAAGTGAGCCACGAACGTAAGCAGGCTGATGAGCTACTATCTACAGGACTAGATGAAGTAGAGACACAGCTCAGGAGACAGTTGAATAACACTGACATCCTAGAGCTTGTCATTGAGGGCTTCCTGCTACCTGGTCCTGGTGGCACATATGCTAGTAAGCCCAGACAGTCCTCTAAGGGCGCCTGGGTACAGCAATCTTACTATCACATACCGTATAGTATGGTCAGGAGCTGGCTCCTGGGTTTACGTGAAGCGGGGGTGGACTATACATTCACCGGCTCACTAGAAGGGACCGCACAATACCTGGTCGCGGCCTATAAGTTTGACCAGAAAGCAGAACATGATACACTACGAAGGTATACGCGTGAGAGGAACACTTGGCATCCAGATCGTAGGGTCAGCACACTCCTGAGTATACGTGGAGTAGGAGAACAGAGGGCGCAGGTTATGTTGAGGAAGTATCAATCCATCAAGGGTATTATTGAGGCACTGGGAAGAAATCAGTTTGAAGTAGGAAGCCTGCCTGGTATGGACACTCCAACTGCTAGTTATATGAGACTAATACTGGAGAGTCAAGTAGAGGTATTGGGCCAATGACTCCAATGACTAGCGATGGACAGCACATCAGCCGTGAGGAAGTCGAGCAGATAGCCAATGATGCTGCCGCACCGTTCGGATGGTTCTGGCCAAAGATGGCTCGTGCCCTGCTCGCTGCCGACGACGCGCTCAAGGAGATACGCAATACGCTAATTGGTGAGATGCTGCTAACTGGCGAGACTACAAAGGTAGTACTTGGCGCTGTGAAGTTAGTAGAGGCGGCGATGCTGCCAAGGGAGGTGAAAGATGCAACAGACAGTTGACCCTCATCTTTGTTCGCGTCCTATGGCTTGCGCTCTATCAAGGCCATACAGGAGAGGCGAATCAAGGAGAAGTGCACGGGCGGCGATGTTGAGTGAGGTAAAGGATGCCTAATTGGCCTAGTGGTTGGATTAGATGCACCAGTTGTAAGAGTCAGGGTCTCATGGCTCCACAGCGGTGTCAGGTCTGTGGCGAGTGGCCGCTGTGTATGGAGTGCTGGCGTAAGCCATGCCCCTTGCCGATATATGTGGTGGGCCGATGAGTACCAGCGATTACATCTCTATGGAGGAACGGCATGACTGAGCGCAACGACGAGCCGGCCACAGACTTCTTTACGGTTGAAGAACGTAAAGCAATGGAGTACCGATACATGGATGAGACGACCCCACGTATGCGGATTGTAGGTAAGGGAACGTGGAATCCTGACCCGTTTGCGGTTGAGCCGACGACGATCGACAACAGCATTGACCTAGACTGGGTAAATCATTGGCGTTGGCTGTATCCAGGTGGAGCAGCGAAGGCATATGGCGAGAAGGTGAGCGCCCTCGTCGATCGCCTGCGAGCTGCCGAAACAAAAGCGCTTCAGCTAGAGAACAAAATCATGAGTGAAATGGAGACTGACACAACTCTACAACTGCGGGAGCAGGTCAAGCGGCTGACCACGATACTCCAACTAATATCAGATGACGACCCACCTGAGTCATCTGATTGGATGCGTCGTATAGCAAAGGAGTCATTATTATAATGGATAGATGCGTGCATCCAAACATGGAGTATGAAGGTCAGTATACTCGCGAGTACCCTACTGGTATATGGACACTGGTTCGTACATGGATCTGTCGTGGCTGTCATATACATACCATCAGGAGACATGAGATGCAGGTTAGTTCTAACTACATCGAGGAGGATTTCGTACATGGAGCAGATAACAGACTTACCAGCGCAAGTGTTCGGACAGGGAAGGGAGCGTAACGAGGCAGGCCATATCGTCTATAACCGTCAGGATGAGCAGAGTTTACGCCGCCAGTGGTTCACACCAGAAGCCTTTTCGCATCCAGCTAAGACTAACCTCCTACTGACTATTGATCTAATCGAGCATGTGTCCAAACCTGGTGAGATGATCCTCGATCCTATGGCAGGGTCAGGAACCACATTGGTAGCAGCAATGGTCGGAAGGCGAGTAATAGCCATAGAGCTGGAACAGCTGTTCCATAACATACAGCTGGCAAGTATAGCTAACTGGTCACAGGAATCGCGGCAGGCTATTACCTTATTGAAGGGTAACTGCTTAGACTTTCTACCATTCCCAGTAGATCATGTGATATTCAGTCCACCATATGCTGACACATTGGGGCATGGCGGAGACCAGTTCAAGGATCAGCACCATACTCACGCAGACGGACAGGGAGAGTCGATTGCAGTGTTCTCGGCTACTATAGGTAACCTATCACGGCTGCCCAGGTTTATGTACAACCAAGAGATTATGAAGTTGTACAGAAAACTGTATGAGTCCCTTCGTCCTGGAGGAACCTGTTCTATTGTCATCAAGGAGCGGTACAAGTCAGGCAAGCGCGAGCCACTTACCAGCGAGACTGTACGTATATGTAATCAGGTAGGATTTGAGCTGGAGTTGTGGGATCACAGAGAGTCTCGTAGTGGGCTGAATGAGATCAACCTGAGCAGAGGAGTTAGACAGGTTCTGGACGAGGATATAGTAATACTGAGAAAGCCACAATAGTGGTAGGCTGGCGCTCCCTAACCGCGAAGAATAGACAGCAGATACTTCTTGATATATATGATATGTTCAGGGAACGTACTGGTCCAGGTAGCATTGGACATAGCCAGTACGGTGACGAGTTCCAGGGTGATCCATTGGAGCAGGCACTAGAAGAAGCAGTGGACCTGGTATTCTACCTCATTATGCTCAGAAGAAAGCAAAGGCGACACAGCAAATGAACGAGCCAGGTGATCGTATCCCAACTGGGAGACGCATATCATACTTTGGCCCCGACCCAGTGGCTACAGCTGATGACTCCTGGGAGCAATTCCTCATCACTATTCGAAAGACGCATGTGATTGGGTTTGATGTAGAAACAGTCAACATCAAAGACCGCAGGTTAGTAGGGCTGAGTATCGCTACATCGCCAAGGGAGAGCTGGTACTGGCCTTGGGACTCACCGCTATTGCCACTGTTCATACTATGTGATCCCTCTATAACTAAGGTAGCTCACAATGCTCCCTATGATCTGGACGTACTATGGGACTACGGCGTGGATGGTACGAATATTGAGGATACTGCAGTGATGTCTAGGTTCGAGAACTACTTCCCGGCCACATTAGATGCTATGGCGATATGGGTAAATAGACAGCCTCCTACTCCTATGGGCAAAGTGATGAAACAGCATAAGGTCAAGAGAGTAGACCAGCTACCTTATGGTATAGTAGCTGGTAAGTGTCTGCTGGACTCACAAATAACGTTGTCCTTGTATGAGTGGTTTCTCGATAGAGGTTTGCAGGATGTATCATGGGAGTATTACAAGCGCGAGATGAAGATCATACCACTACTCCTCGATATGGGCCGTAGAGGGCTGGAGCTGGATCACGACAGGGTAATCAAGCATGTAATTGAGTACGATAGGAAAATGCAGTATAACAAGGCCATTTGTGAGGGACTGAACTTCAATCCTGGGAGTCTACAACAGGTAGGGTACACACTAGCATCCAGGGGTAGTTGGTTGCCCATGACTAAGAAGAAGCGACAGCTGGCTACAGATAATGCCACGCTAAAGAGATTTGCCGGTGGTGATCCACTCATACAGAACATACTGAACTATCGACACGAGCAGACGATGCTAAATACATATCTAGGACCTTGGCTGGGGGATGACCGTGCTACTACAAGGTTCAACCTGGACGCCAGGACTGCTCGTATCAGTAGTGCTGACTACAACCTGACAAACATACCACATGAGCTGAGAGATGTGTTCGTAGGAGACTTTGTAGATGTAGATGATAGCCAGTTGGAACTGCGCAAGCTACAGTATCTTAGTGGTGACCAGCGTATGAAGGAGGTATTCGACCATGATGAGAGCATTCATCGTGACACAGCTCGTCTGCTTTATGGCTCTGGTTACAGCGATATCCAGTATAGATCAAGTAAGAACACGAATTTTTGCATCATCTACGGTGGTCGTATACCTCGTATTGCTGATACCGCTGGTGTATCTATGGCAGAGGCGGCAAGAATACAAAGAGCGTGGTCGCAGGGTTATCCTGAAGCCTGGGCCTGGCTCCAACGGACAAGTCAAGCAGCCGTTAGAGGAGAGAAGGTAGAGACAGTGGGAGGGAGAAAGATGCTCATAATGTGGGATGAGGAAGGTGAGGAAGGCGTCCGCAAGAGGGCAGTGAACTATCCAATACAGACTAGTGCTGGAGAGACACTACGCGAGCAGATGCTATTGGCCTGGTGCCCGGCGATGGTGGTACAGATACACGATGAGCTGATGTTTGACAGGAACATTGGTGAGATGCCCTGGCCACGTAAGGACCTGGAGGAGATGCTGGAGTGGGTTGGGCCAGTAAGGACGCCTGTGAGTGTGAAGGAGTTTACACGGTGGCCGACAGACTAAAGTTGCTTGATCTATTTTGTGGGGCTGGAGGTGCAGCAATGGGTTACTATCATGCTGGCTTTGATGAAATCGTAGGAGTGGACATCAAGCCGCAGCCACACTATCCATTCACGTTTATCCAGGCTAACGCCATGACGTTTCCACTGGAAGGATTCGACGCGATACATGCCAGTCCGCCATGCCAAGCCTATATTCAGCGCAATAAGAACTTGCTGACTAAGTATCCAAGAATGATAGACCCAATACGGGAGAAGTTAGAGATATGTGGAGCTCCATATGTAATTGAGAACGTGCCAGGTGCGCCACTTATCAGACCTACCATACTATGTGGTACTGGATTCAAACTGTCGGTTATCAGACACCGGTTATTCGAGACTTCGTTCCCTCTACCTAAGCCTCCAGCATGTGACCATTGGGGATCGGTGTCAGAAGGTGACTTCGCTGGAGTGTATGCACGAGGCGGCAAAGGACCACGCAGGGGAGCAGGTAATAGGGATAGAAAACCAACCAGAATTGGTCCAGACCCAGCATATGCTATGGATATTGACTGGATGAATGGCTATGATCTTACTCAGGCTATCCCACCAGCTTATACTCAGTGGATAGGAGAGAGATTCTTGCAGTATATAAAATGGTTGTAGATCAGCTAGCCTTCCATACTTCCCAGGTAGAGTCAACCTCCAGATGAACACCAGCTCCAATGCCGGCCACATTCTGTGCAAACTGCACCAAGAATGTTCCTGCTGCATTGATAAGCACACCACCTTCGATCACACAATAGTTAGAACCAGCGCTAATACCGGCAGCTACCGCACTACCCAATGCAGTCACTCTAGCAAAGGCAGCTAATGCGTTGGTAGTATCATCATAGATGCTGATCTGTGCCTTGAGTGCTGTGATGGTACAGGTTCCACCAAGAGCTAGCCTGATACCCTCAGCCGCTCCATCATTGAGCATGAATAATACAGCACGAAAGCCATACTCGGTAGCAGCAACTACACTGGTAGTCAGTTCCGATGAGCTAACTAGAGTAGCATCAGTAACCTCCTGGTCATTACTACTACGGATCACAGCACCCAAAGGGATACCGCTGGTGGTAATGTCAATACGCTTATTGGCGTTGTTGAGTGTAGCCAGGAGGCCAGTGCTAAAGTTAGTTGTACGTTGCCGTGCTAGTAATGTGCCCTGGTTCATCACTGCAGGACGTACCTCATCACCACCACTGATTTCATGTGTGGGACCATGCTGACGCTTGAGTGCGGCCAGATCTAGTTCTAGCTGACGTACCCTCCTCAGAGCATCGTCCATTATCTACCCTTGAGCTGGAGCAGCCTAGCAGACATCTTGGCGATCTCCTGTTCGAGTGTGATGATCTCCTCATGCTGCTCAGCTTTAGGTACGAGGTCAGTATCTCGGTACTGTTCGGCCCACTCCAGGAGTGATGTAGCATGATCGAAGATGGGCAGTGGTAGTTCCTCAGTTAGACGTTTGGTATGGTTCCCAGCTACGTCAGACCATTCCGCTTGTAGGAATAGACCGCCACCAGATTCTCGGCTCAGTAATAGTCTCATAGTTACACCTCAGCTAATACGACTTCTACGGCTGTGACAGGGTAGTCAAGCCCCTCTTGTACGCGTTCGATCTGTTGGAGCTGTGATATAGTGACTAGCCCACTGGTGCCGCCAACACGTCGCTCTAATGGGTCTATCATAATGAATGGTGCGGCTCCAGTCAAGTCCTCAAGATTATCCAACTGAGTTGCTGCTGCTGGCATAGTACCCTGGGAGCCTGACTGATAGTCGGAGAGCTCTAGGACACAGGTGTAGACGTTCTTGTACGAGGGACGCCTGCGAAATATAATCTCTATCTCCAGCGCCTCTGGTGGCAGGTCTTGTGCTGCCCAGTCCAGGTTTAGGTGAAGCTGTATGGCTCTACCAGCTACGTTGAGTTCACCAGACTCAACATACGTACCTGACGTATCTAGTTCCATAAAGGCTGTGAATGCTGAGTCCTCGTCCATACGGTAGCCTATGAGGAGTTCCTGGGTTGTACCGACTGTTTTCATCTTGGCGCGGATGCGAGTCCACTGCTTCTGCTCAAAGGGCAGGCCACCATCCATCTTGGTAGTCCACATGTCAGCACTGGGTGTACTCATCAGTGAGCTATCAATGGGGTTATACGCGAGTTCCCAGTGGGTTACTTGCTGTCTGGAGGCTGCTACAACAGCTGAACCACGTCTGAATGGGTAGACATCATTAGATACATATAAGGCTGTTACTTTGGTATGTGCAACAGCCAACATGACCATATCCCAGATGACACTCTTGGGCCGTGGATCACCAGCAGTACGTGGACGACCTCGAAATATGGCAGATGTCCAGGTACTGGAGGTTGCAATCCTGATCTCGCCGATACGAACAACTGTAGACAGGGCTACTGATACGCTGAACCTTAGCCAGAACGCGTTAGTGCCATCAATAGTAGAGGCCGCCCAATCGGAGGCTGGAGTCCTCCAGGTTACATCACCACTTTTGTTGAGAGTCTTGCCATTAGCGGAGGTGCCATCTATAAAGGGACGATCACCAGGGGCAGATGTCCAGGCAGCACCGCTCCAATACTGGACAGTCAGAACAGACGCGATGTAGTTGGGGGTAGATACCTGGAACAATACGCTGTGGAAGGCAGCAGAGTGCCCCACATAGAAGTAGTCACCATTAGCAGCTGTATCCTGGGAGTCTAGTTGGACATGGGTGGATAGGTCGTTGTCGATAGCATCTGCTAAGTCACTGGTGAAGCTAACCTCATTGTCTATGGTTCGTTTTACGCCTGTTGGGTCAGCACGAGGGTATAGTCCTGGCTCACTAGCTGCCCAAAGATAGCGGCCCTGTGGAGCAAGAGCAGAGATACGTAGTCCTGGAGTGAAGGTATCACGTACATCGGCTGATTTGTAGAGTTCCTGGAGACCAATCTCCTCAGCCGATTCGCCCAGAGTCCATCTTAGTAGTCCGTCACGGTGAGGATAGTAGACTACATCACCAGTGATTAGGGTGTTCTTACCATTGTTCTGGTCGCGTATGGACTCGATCTGAGGGAAGATATTAGGGAATATAGCAGCAGCATCACCAAGATGGAAGCCGGTTTCCTTGGATACAGCTAGACGCTCATTGATGGAGTTCAGGTCAGTGATAGGAGTGTCATCGTCGCCGACTGTGATACCCGAGGACCAGTTAGCCAATGTGAGTGGGTTGTCAGTAGGGCCTATGTTACTGACCTCATTGGTGGCAGTAGCACGCCATAGCCGAGCTTCTACACGGGCAAAGTAGTCAACAAAAACAGCGTCAGTGGCTTCGGTCCAGGTTCCAGCTGTGTTGCGAGTCTCAATCTTCTTGGTGCTGCCACCAAAGCCTGCCACGATCTCGTTATTATGGACTATTGCGTCGGTAACTGAATTGCCTGACCCGAAGTCCTTATCAGTGATAGGTACACCAATAGAGGTAAACCTAAATGCGTAACGACCAGCGAGTAGGAATAGTTCATAGTTGAACCACAGGAATATGGCTGGGTCAGCACCCCAGGCATTAGTGTCCTGGAAGCTGTTGGAGGAGCCTATAGAGGTAAGGATACCATCGTATCCTATTAGGCGGTTGGATGCGAAGTATGTGCCAGGAATATTATCATGATCCCCCGCTACACCACGAGTAAAGTCGTCCAGGGTAATAATGTACTCGTCAGGAAGGCTCCCCTGGCGCACATCTGGGCGTGGCTCCATCTTGGTGGAGGTAGGTAGACGTTCTACCTGCCAGGAACGAGCTCGGCCTACACGCTCCAGGACTTCTCTCCTGGCTAGAGCGTACTCTATACCATTGAGAGATATGGTAGTGCGATGCAGGACTGGATCGTTACCAGCCATCTAACTAGTATCTATCGCCAGAATATATGGGAGTGTTAGGAGGCGATGAGAACCCATACCTGATACCGATTGGCTCACTGCGCCTGACATTCATGCGATATAGACGCTTCTGTTCCTCAGCTAGGCGTGCCTTCCAAGTGGTTACTTCCTGTCCTGGGCGCGAACTTAGGTCAGTGAGTAGATTTACCAGGGTTACCTGTTCTATCCAGTTGCGCGATCCAAAGGTAGTGTCGGTATTAGCACTGACGCTGGGGTATGGCCGATCTACGTCTATATAGATAGGCGCATTGACACCTGGTTTGATCTCTAGACGGTACGGTGAAGGCGCGAAGTCAGGTGATACACCCTGGCTGGACTGGTTAGGGAGTATGTCATACCAGTAGTAGGGGCGAAAACCTGGAGTTTCGGCCTGGTTGTTGAGCTGTCTACGCCAAACACGCCGTAGTTGCTGACGGTCCTCCACAAAGGCGGGGAGGAATATGTCAGTAGCACCAATAGGGAGGACTGTTAGATCATCCCAATCTGTAATATCTGGTGCGGCTACTCCTGATAGCCGTACTTGGAGTAGCTCACATGTAGTGGGAAGTGATATGACCATCCATATGAAGCCCCAGCCACGCATGGTCCAGTCCTCGGTGTCAATGTTAGCACTGTTTGTGGCGTCATAAGCGATGAGGCGGGCTGTCCCAGTGGCTGCGCGTACATAGCAGGCTATGAGCCACTGATTAGCATAGGTTGGGTCTACATCCAGGCTAGCGGTACGGGTAAAGTCACCAGCCCCAACATTGGTAACACGAAGGGCCTGGCGACCATTGCGGCCAGCTACTTTGGTAGAGGTTGCGCCTGAGTCAGTCCAGGCTGTCACACCACTCGCTTCCATATCAGCATCATCCACATAGGATAATGGTATGCGGTCTGTATAGCGCATATCACGGAAGGCTTTGTTGAGCGCATCCAAGAGCATAGTCCTAGTTACGCCACGCAGGAAGAGGTCGAAGGTACTGGTACTGCCAGGAGTAATGGTGAAGTCAATAGCTGGAGTGAGAACACCAGTGGACCATACATGCGCGCTAACACCATTAGGGTTTGGGGCTGGCGCAGTGCCGCTAGTGGACATAAACTCCGCTCCGGCATAGCCTCCAGCCTGGTCAGCGTTGGTACGGTTGGTACGGAACGCGGGGCTGTTGTTGGCAGTCAGTGCGGTTGCACTGGCAGCAGTAAGTGTACCCTGACGTAGTGCCTGGATTCTTCTGGCGCATTCCTCGATGATAGCGAGTACAGTAGTGGATGGCACTAGTAGGTACTCCTACTAGTAGGTTGAGCGGCTGGTCTGCTGCGTGGCTTACTCAGGCTAACAGCTAGTGCACTTTTTGGTCGATTGGCATTAGTAGTCCTATTAGGAATGTTCGCGCGTGGTGATGCTACCTGACGAGCACGAGCTAGACCAGTAGCACGAACTGGTTGAACTGGTTGTGGTAGGGGCTGCGGTAGCTGCATAGGAGATACCTGACCATAATACTGGAGAGTAGAGGGCCTCTCCATAGGTAGTGATCCACCAGTATAGATTCCTTGGCCTGGGCCCGGTACACCTGGTGCTGGTATTGGGTTATACCACTGTGGGTATTGAGGTCGCTGTGGTATCATATGCGTCTCCTCTTAGCAAGTGACTCGGCTAGCTTGTGACGCTTGGAGTGTTTTTGGGAGTTCTCTGTAGCGTAGTAGACCCGCTCACCCCGCTCTTTACCATACTGTTCACGCATTGAGTTCATCATTTTCCTGTTCACTGGCATAGCTAACTCCCTGGCTCCTGGCCCTGCTTGAATATCAATGCCAACACCGTGATAGCATTCGTAATTACAAGCATAATACCGCCTATCTGTACCTCGCTGAGATCGACTACACCAAGTAGGACTAGTACAGGAAAGGTGCTCTGGGCTAGAGCGATGATGGCAGTACGGAGCTGGTCATTCACGAAACGCCTCCAGTTACAACTCCGTCTTGTTACCAGTTGCGTCAAGCAGGTCAATGATCCGCTGATCCTCGCCAAAGAACATGCGAGGGATGACGCGCCAGAACTTCCAGCCGTCCTCCTTGCGAATCTTGTAGGCCAGCGCCTCAGTATCAACGACGATGGCGTTCTTGGTGTAGTTGAAGCGCAAAGAATTTCGCAACGCCCTGTAGTGGGACATGTGGCGTTGGCTAGGAGATTCCAGCGCATCACATATCTCGGTGCTCACATTGAGCTTGGCAGTGTTCAAGCTAAGAGATGAGTCTTGGAAGGTCTCGGCCATCCATGCGACGCGCGAGAGGAAGTAGTTATCGTTAGCATCGTCAATAGCACCACCAGAGAGGTAGATGCGTTCAAAGAACGTCCCAGGCGATTCACCGTCATGTCGCAAAGAAAGGTAGATACGCTTCAGCGTTTGCCCCTCTGTCTCCTTATGTCGTGTGTCAGGGAAGTAATGCCGACGGCTCTTTGCGAGACGCCTGACGAACTGCTCTGAAGTCTCTGATATCGCTACTCGGTGTCCATCATCGAAGTCCACGACACGCCTGATTCGCTCATTGGGAACCAGATAGCGCACATGCCCAATATCGTACTTCGGCAGTGTCCACTCAGCTGGCATCTCGTAGAAACGGACTAAAGGCGTTCTCATAGCTAGTCTCCGTGTGCTAGGACTGTGACCACTTCGGCATCATGCAGTCCAACATTGATAGCAAAGACATTGATGCGGGTTGACCCTACTAGAGGCGGGAAGGCTTGAGGGACCCATATACACTCAGTGTTGGAAGTGAACCCACCGTCAGCAATCTTCCCACAGCCGGCT